TTACAAACCACATCGCTCAACTGACATTTCATAATATGATTTTTCTTTTTCAATGCCTATAAATAAACGATTTAATTTTTTTGACACAACTCCAGTCGTTCCATAACCAAAAAAGCAATCTAAAATAATATCGTTTTCATTTGTAAATTTACTAATAAAGTGTTCAGCTACATCTGTTTTCATTACTGCCTTATGTTCTTTTGGCATATTTGAATTAACAGAAGTAGTAATTATATTCTTAGTGTAAGTTGTATTTGATTTTAAACTTTCATTTCCTAACACTAAAAAATACTCAACTGCATTTGTGATATTTTTCCCACTTGCTGGCATCGGATTTGATTTTTCCCAAATGTGAATATCAACAATACTTTTGCTAAACAAACCAATTAGTTTGTAAACACCTTGCCTGTTGTAGTAGTTCGCCTGAATATTGTAAAAAATATGCTTTTTGGTTACTCTTAAAAGTTGATTTAACACATCAATATTCAACTGCAACCAATTTTCATTTATATCAGTAAAATCTCTGTATTTATCGTTTCTCTTTCTATTGTATGGTGGGCTTGTAAAAGAATAATCTACGCTTTTATTTGCGAATAAAGGTAACAATTCTAAACAATCCCCGAATAAAACACTGCCACTAACATCGGTTTTGTGCAATGCCGAGTTCAGTGCTAATTTGAAGTTTTCGTTTTCTAATATCATTTGTTCTAAATTTGAAGTTATGTGCATTTTAATTCGGCACTGCACAAAGCCGTGAACCGTTAGCGGTAATTGTTACGAGCCTCATACTCCATAGCAGTTAAGAAATATTCAGCACCACACCACTCATATATCTTTCTGAATTTCTGAAAGTGTTTGTCGAACTTCAAAATATCTTCTTCTGTAAATTCAGGTAATTCTCTTTTCAAAAATTCTTTAAAATACTTAAACCGTGATTTAAAAGCATCCGGTTCTCCAACACCGTTAATCTTATACCCATCTTTAGTTGTTCCCATTTTGTTAATTAAATCATCCAATGATTTTAAATCACTAAAAACACTTTCAGAAATTCTACCAAAACAACTACCGCTAACAGCAGGTATATTCAATTGCGGGTTTTGTGGTTCATTCAAGTTTTTTTCGTCTATTTTCATTTGTTCTAATTTTAAAGTTTTAGTTTTCAAAGTCCGCAACTAAATATACCTGCGAACCGGTATAAGTAATGGCGGTTTTTGTGTTAATATCTAAGTTCAATTCTCTTTTTAATCTTTGTGCTTTGCGAAAGGTAGGTGCGTTTTATCCGCCACTACTCATACGCTCGTCCGTTAGCAAACAGTGAACTACCCACCCACGCCATAGGCGATGGGATGGGCTTCCTGCTTCATAGATTCAACTAATGCTGACATCTCCACAGGCTCTACGGACAATTCCTGCCCTGATTTTTCTTTATATAGAGCGAACTTTTTGATATTACGTGCTGCTAACAAGTCTCGCTCATTAACTTGTCCACAGCTATTACATTCCCAAACTCTATCAGATAGCTTTAGGTCTTTATTGATTGTGCCACATTCACACGTTTTGCTTGATGGTGCAAAGCGACCAATACGAAGAACATTTACTCCATACCATTCAGCCTTGTATTCAATCATTCTATTGAACTCCGACCAGCTTACATCTGATATTGCTTGAGCAAGATTATGGTTTTTAATCATATTTGATATGCCAAGAGTTTCAAGTGCTATCGTTTGGTTCTCACGAATTAGCTTAGTAGAAACTTTATGTAAAAAATCTTGCCTCTGATTCTTTATTTTTTCGTGCAATAATGCTACACGTTTGTTTGCTTTATTTCTATTATTACTTCCTTTTTTCTTTTTAGATGATCTTCTTTGCAACACCTTTAACCTATCAATGTTATTTTTCAGGTATTTAGGATTTTCAAAAACTTCACCTTCTGATGTAACAGCAAAATCTTTAATTCCCAAGTCGACTCCTATTGTGGTATTTTCCTCAATAGGTGCCTTAGTTGGTAATTCTTCTTTAGTATCACACAATATAGAAACAAAATACTTGCCAGTAGGCGTAACACTTATGGTTGCGCTCTTAATTATACCCTTAGTTGGACGATGTAAAGACATCTTAATACCTTCTTTAAACTTAGGTATTATCAAAAGGTTATTTTCTACTATTACATTTTGCGGTACTGCAAAACTTCCGCCGTTTGATTTCTTTTTGAACTTGGGGAATCCAGCGCCTTTGAAAAACTTCTTATACGCTTCGTCAAGATTGATGAGTGCTGATTGTAAAGACTGGCTATTGGTTTCCTTCAACCAAGGCAATTCTTTTTTTAGTTCAACAAGTTGTTTTTGTAGGTCATACCTTGACAGATTCACCTTGTTACCTAAATATGCAGTAGTTTTCGTTTCAAGGGCAAGGTTGTACAAAAACCTTACACTTCCACAATGCTTTTTTATCAGCTCTTTTTGTGAGTTGGTAGGATAAATTCTGTATTTTCTCGCTTTATACATCAATGCAAATATAAAACATTTAACTGAAACTACAAAAATATCAAAAAATAATTATTAACTTTGTACGCAATTCATCACATCCACGCAAGCGATGAATGTGATTTCTTGCTAAACCTTTTTAAAGAACTGTTTCGTATTTTCAACTGTTCCGTTTTCAATGTAGTTCGGATACACGACATCGTTAAAATGTTTTAATTGTTCCTTATACCAATATCCTATTTCTCTATTTAAAACTGAGATTGCTTCTGACTCTTTAAATCCTTCATCGTGTTCACATTTCATTTTACTATCTAAATGTGTATCAGCATAGCAAGTAGCAATCCACCTTGCAAATAAAAACATTTTAACTTCATCCATAATAATTAACGTTTGCTAACAAGATATATATGCAATACCGTTATCCAAAACTTACAAAAACTTTAGTTTTATGTTTGGTTGCTACACAAGAACCTACCTCATCTTTACAGACTTTCGGTTTGACTGTAACCTCGTTTAAACTCACGGAATAACTTCCCGAAGAGTATATTTTCAATCCTTCTTTTAGGATGTTTAAAGCTGAATTAAAATCTCTATTATGGTGTATCTTGCAATTAGTACAAGTCCACTCTCTATCTTTTAAAGTTAGCTGTTTGTTTACTCTTCCGCAATCAGAACAAGTCTTTGATGAAGGTTCAAATCTACCTATTCTTAATAGGTTCACTCCATACCATTCACACTTGTATTCTAACATTGTTGTAAACATTGCCCTTATAAACAGTTTCCCACCACCATTGGTCAAAGTCTTTTTCATCAAGTTCTCGTGCCTTCATTCTAATTTCGTCTGAATCGGGTAGCAATTTTATAACAGCAAATAGGCGCAATATTAGCCACTGCTCCATTTGAGATAAATCGCTCGTGCTTCTTGCTGGTATTTGGTTTTCAAGTGCATACTGTTTTAGCACTCGTACTGCAAATTCTGCTTTTTCGTTCATATCATCATTTTTTTTTAAATTAAACATTTGTGCTTCTAAATTGGCAACTACGCCAACCCCCGTTCCGTTAGGCAACATTTAAAGAAGCCTGCCACTTATTAAACTTCTCCATTGCAATTTTTTCTGCATTTTTACCACCAACACAATCTTCATATGTATCTTCTTTTTACCTTGAATAGCATATATGATGTTGCTTAAGTATGTTTCATTTTTTGCATGGGAAGTTAAGGGCACTATTACAATTAATAGTACGAAAAATAGGTTTCTCATATCGGTTTTTGGTTTTAAAAATTAAAAACTAAGTCTATCTATAGTATCTTTTTGAAGCCAATAATCTAATCTTATAGGTAGTAATGAATATGTGATAAATCTAGAAGATGGTAGTCTGGAGTAAGCCCAAAAATAAGATGATTCTGTAGAGCATAAAAAATCTACATAATTTCTATTATCATATTCTATGCACATATCCAACAACTCTTGTTTCATATACCAGACTTTATAACTCCTGTATTTAAACAATTTTAATAAAAATATACACAAAAAAATTAATGAAATAATTGATATCATTTCATTTCTTGTATTAATTGGTTTACCAATCCTATTCTATGATATAGTTCTTTTTTTATAAGTACGGACTTAAATTCCTCGAGATCATCTTTAGTATATTCTCCGTAAAGACTATCTTTTATATGAGATATAAATTCTTCATCACTCAAGTCTTCATCGTCACTAAGAAAACCCATATCTAACACTCTATCATTTAAATGTATCAACTCTTCTTCGTCAATTTCACTATCATTGACATTACCTGTACTACCATTTATGATTGCATTAACACTTTTGTTTTTTTCATTAACGAAAGAACTTAAAGTATCTCCTGATAATTTTATAATACCTTCTACATCCGTTACTACTTTCTTAAGGAAGGAACCTTCATAGTATTCTTTTTGTTGATACCTACTTTCATATGTTGAGTTTAAATCACAATACCCCAATCCAACCTCTTCAAGATTAAATTCAATCTTACAACCTTTTATATAATCAATAAAAACTTCAGTTTCACTCAATAAAAACAAAGCAGGTCCTTTTATATTTCCGGTGGCCACTAAATACATATTTACTTTAGATACATTTATCAGATCAATCATTACCTTTACATACTCTATGTTGGCTTCTTTTACATTTACTAGATATACTCGTAAACCTGAAGACTCACCTGATAATTGTCTATCTAAATATTCTAAAAATTTATCAAAATTTGTTTTTGATATATAATCCTCAAGTACGCATACTTCTGGTCCTGCAAATAAAATAGGTTGAATGTTTTCGTTTTCCATTATTTTTAATTTAAATTCATTTTAAAAGTGCTCCCACCTATTCCAGGAGCTTTTAATTCTTGTCTTATTTTTATAATTACATCACAAAGCAAAGAATAACTTGTTACAAAAGTAAAATCCCGTAGTTCCGCAAAGGTACCTAATGTGTAAACAAAAAAAGTAGGAGTAGCACGTATAGCAGGCCATTCTCCATTTTGAACCTTTTCTACGTACATATCATAATCTTCCGTTACATCAACATATTCTAACTTGACCCCTAGTTCTTCACAAGTTCTTTCTACTCTAGGCTTAATAACTCGACAAGGAGGGCATGTTTTTGATGAAAACATGAAAACAGTTACTTCATTTACATCGCATTCCATATTACATATTTATTTTACACCAACCATTTAAAATTCTATCTTCCATTACATCTGTAGGTATAGAATACGGATACCTTTCCCATAAAAATAGTGTACAGTAATGAAGCTTCTTTGACATTACAATACAATTTAAATTTACAATACCGTACCTTTTCAATTTTTTCCTGAGTATTTCATTTCGGGTCAAATTACTTACCGATAGCTCAAAATCTTGAATAGCTACTTCACCATATGACAAAAAACTACTCATCAAGTTTAGCCTCCAAGTAAGCTATATCCACCATTTTTACACGATATTTTTGGACCTCCGTCGCCTGATTCACGCGAGTTCATTGATGAATGGGTTGGGTTAGTTTTTTTATTATTAACATATTGTACAAACGGAATGGCATCTTTTCCAAAAGTATATCTGCCAATGCCGTGAATTTTGTGGTATTCGATACCCCTTACATTTTCAAGATTTTGAAGTTTTTCGTTGAAATTATATACGATTATATTGCGTGAATCATTTGGCTCAATAATAATGAAGTCTTTTTGATAAGAAATTTTGCATGATTTTAAACTCAACGTTTCTTCAGATATAAAAGAAACATTTAGACTTATAAGAATATTATCATTAGCAGGGTTTTTTATACATATTTTAGTATAATCATCTTCAAATGGGAATATCTCAACATCTGTGGTAAAACTTTTTACATCGTATTCACGATAAATTTTTTCCAGTTGGATTTTTGGATCTTGCCGCTTTATACAACCACTAATGATAAAAGATAAACAAACAGCAATCATACTAACAAACTTAGCATGATTGCTTAACTTAGACTGGTAGAATGAAAATGTTGTCATTGTATCGATGCCGAATTAAAGGTTGCCGCCCCTTCTTATTTTTCGGGTGCATTTACCGCACCCCTCATTTTCTTCCAATAAATTATACAGTTTCTCTATTTCGGACTTTATCTCTTCTATGCTCATATTAAATCTGTCTTTTTTTCTTGAGTAAGTCCATATACATTAGGCCTTAGTTTTTTGTCAAGAAAAGCCAAAGTTTTTTCTACATCTTTTTCCCATTGCTCAATGGTATCAAACTCCCCTTCTTGTAAATGGAGTAAATGAGATATTACGGCACTTTTGTTATTAAGGCTTACTAATACAGAATTTTCGTCTTCTATAAAACGAATATCGGCTTCCGGAAATCTTTTTTTGATGATTTTTTCTATTATATAATCATCTATGGGTAGATCATTATAATATACTTGTCTATCAATTAGTTTTAAAGTAGTCATAGTTTATGAATATTTTGATTTAAAAAGTCTATATAAATGAATAGCATCAGCATGGTTATCGTCAATTACGTCAATACCAAGTTCTTTTGCTTTTGATATCATTACATCTTTTTTTGCATTACCTTTTCCAGTAGCAAATTTTTTAATTTCTGTGGCAGATTCATGTGCATATTCGATACCCTCGTCTTCGCAAAGAGTTTTTAATACTCCTATCATTTCAGAAGCAACCATTATTGATGCTTTAAATAACCCGGCGGGTAATTCATATACAATAACATCAGGTTTATCCAAATCAATCATTTCTTTTAACTTCGCACGGAATCTGATTAATCTCATACCTATTGATTCTCCTCTTTTGATATTAAAGTCCCATACACCGGAGGAAGTATCGTTACACCAACCTGTTTTTGTTGCTATATCTAATGCTAATATTTTCATAATAATTTACCAGTTTTTATTAAGTATTCGTATAATTCCTGTACTTCTTCTTCTGAATCATCAACCACAATAATATTGTCAAATAAGTCCCCTTTATAGTCATCTATAGAATTCATTGTAACTATTAATGTATCATCTTTTTTAACACGACTACTTTCAAGATAATATGATAAAAAGGCAATCTTTGAAGTTACAGGCTTATAATAAGATACATCTTCTGTATCTATAAATGTACTAAATGTAGTTGTAATAGTTTTAAACATATTTATCTTATTTGTTCCCCCGGTTTTAAAATATTTAAAGGCTTCTCTTTAACAGTATCGGTACGAATAGGGGAAGATTTCATAGTCTTGTTGAAAGAATAAGCAGATATTATAGATAATAAAAGAAGTATTAGCCTGTCATTTGTTTTAAAAAAATCAGGAAGTTTAGGATCTAACATCAAACCCATTAAAAAATTATAAACAATAGCACTGTATAAACAGTAGTATATAACTACAATTTTTATTTGTAAATAAATTGCCGTAAATAATATATTTTTAAACATGATTTGTTATTTTAAAAAATACAACGTAATCCTCAGATATTTTTAAATTTTCTAATACTTTCTTTTTTATTTTGTTTTTACCTCTCATTTTAGTAGAAATTATCCCATTCATAGCTACCTCTTTAGGAGCTTTTTCCTCGGAGTCTTCCCCTATATAAACTATGTACCATCCAAATTTCCTTACCCTAGGTATATTATTCACCATAATTTATAAGATTGGTTAACAATACAGTAAGACTGTCCGTGCTATACACAGGTTTTACTTGTTCAATATTTTTTATAACTACTTTAGTTTTATTGAGTACTTTAGTTATAGTATCTCTTTTTTGTATGATAGAATCGAATTTACATAAATTAACTTGATAAGCAAATTCTATTGAGTCCATCTTAAACTTTAAGTTATTTATGTCTTCGTCCTGTGTAGTTATTTTATCATTTTTAAAAAAAAGTGTAGCACACACGCCGATAACAAATGCAATAAAAATTCTGTTCATAAAATAATTTTTTATTTAAAATTTTTTACTTACTCTTCCCTCCCAATTAGTACCCATAGGAGAGTCTTCAGACATCAAATGATATACAAAAAACCCTGGAAATAATCTTCTTTTATTTTTAGCCCAATTATGTAAAAATAAAACATCAGATCTTGCAGCAGTTTCATGTCTTTCACTATATGGTATAAATTTACTGTTGTGAAACAATTGAAAATATCCTATCGGGCAATAACCCATGGTATTATGAAACATTCTGGTACTTATGTTATTTTTTTCTTCTACAAAAACATAATCCGAATATTGATTATGCATATTAAGTACTGTTTCTACATATTTGTTTCTACCTATAATATCTACCCTGTCAACAGAGTACAAACAATCTTCTTCTAAATCATCAGATGCTAAAATTCTTTTTGAATTTATCGGCAACAGTATATCTGCATCTAAATGCAATATCCAATCTTTTAATTTTAACTCGTCAAAACCTACATTAATTCCTTTCCCTTTGTTGAATATTTCACCAGACTCATAAAATGCGTTTGTCTGTATACATTTTATGTTGTGATAGTCGCACAACTTTTTTGTTTCTGAATCTTTGGTATCTGTTACAATTATCCAGTTGTCGATAACATTTTTGTTATAAGCCATGGTTAATGCTAATATATCAGAATAATTTACACATACCGTAACAGCCTCTATGTACATTAAATATGTTTTACTTTATTTAAAAATTCAGAAATACTATATACTCTTTTAAAACCTACATCATATTTTGCATTATGAGGCCTCGTCATTAGATAACAATTTATCCCAGCAGCATTTAACTCAGTAAAATTATAAATCGAATCATCAACAAATACATCGCATTTTCCAGATAAAGCTTTTACTTTAGATGCTTGAGATCCTACGTTTATCATATCTCCAGAAGGAAAACCTTTTCCGGCCAACCATTGATTAGTTATAGAATCATGTATAGGTCTAGCAGTAACATATCCTGCAATAGGGTAATCTAAACTTTCCGGAGAAACTATAGCCGGTATGCCTGACCAAAATTTTTCATCGTTTTCTATTCTTTTGAAATTTTCTCTAAATCTATAATCGTTCCAATCAGTGGGATGATTTAAAGGTAAACCCAAATAATGCAAAAAATGCTTTTCGAAATCAGCAAGAACCCCGTCAATATCTAAATAAACCCTTTTTATTGGTTTTTTATACCATAAATTCCTATCATCTCCTTGCGGATAAATATGATAGTATGCACTTAAAAAATGAGCATTACACTGTAAATGATCTATGTGCAATTCCCCAGTTTCGGGATCGAAGTCTTCCCCATTTTTAAAAGCAATAAAATGTCTTTCTAACGATTTAATTATGTCCGACCAAGCCATTCCTAATTCCCAGTTCCTTTCCGAATACTTTTCCGCACCTTTTGTCATTACTTTTGTAATGCCTTCTAATGCTTTTGTATGAAGAAGATCGTATCTGAGTTTTCCTTTATTATACCTAAGGCCTTTGTGACCGGTATTAGTACCTTCTTCGGTAGTATTCAAAAAGGTATCTTTTTTTATGTTGCAAACAAGTTCTTTGTGATAATCAACTGCTTCTTTAAAAGAATAATTTTTTTCTTTGTTAAAAAATTCTCCCGTACCGTTTCCTAAATAAGAGCCACCAAAAGCTTCTTCGTATGTACATACTTTTTTTTGTTCTTTATTCATATTTATTTATAGTTTTACGTAATTTATACCGAAATCTAAAACAATTTTTTCTCTGATATTTTTAGCAAAAACACCCCAATCATATGGATATAATACTGACTTGAAATTGTTTGTATCGTACAAAGTATATACTTTTTCAATCAAAAGATTAAAAATATCTCTCAACGTTTGTTTCGAAAAAATATCGTTATTTATATTATCAATAAAATCTAAGTTTATATTGTCGAAATTTCTAAACTCAATAAAATTTACAGCTTTATATAAATTGTTAATTTCCTTTATATGCCTACCTGATGCATACATCACCTCAAAAGTGCTTTCTGTCATAGGTGTTATAATCCCATCCAAAAAAGAAGAAGTTACCATGTTTGAAAACTCATTCTTAAAATCAAAAGCGTTAAAAGATATCTCATTATACATCGAATTAAAAACTGACACAAAGTTACTTTTAACTTCACTCAATTCTATCATCATTTCTAATGAGTCACTGTTTCTTCCAGAATCACTATAATGTACCGAATAAATCAAAGGCAATGCTTCGATATAAAGAACCTCTTTTATTTCCGTTATAGGGTTTTTATAAAATGAACAAAAAACCGGTACTGAACTCATTTATGTTTATTTAAGGGTAAAAATACGTATAAGTACAGAATTATCCAAATAATTCTTATACTTTAACAATCTCTTAACTATTCCAGTTTTGTCTTATAATAGTTGCGGAGAGAGAGTTTTATTTTTTAGCTTCTTGTTGGCTGGACTTTTTATATTAGTATAGTATTTATTAGTAAATACTTCTATATTAGAAGTTATTAATAAATCTATAGTAATATAACTTAAATCCTTAGTACGATACATCTTATCTACCTCTCTACCCAATATGTATGGGTCTGAACAAGACAGTTTTCTAATATCATAAATATTAGTACTACCCTTTCTCCATCTTGAGATGGACCTGTTAGATACAGAAGTCATTTTGGAAATTGATTTATTGTATACCCTTCCAGAATAAATGTTGTCCCCGATTTTCTTTGTTTTGTTGAAAAAATCAATCTCTCCGCAAATATACCAATCGTGTTTTACAAATGTTTTATCCCTTTTTGAATATACCGAAACCTTACCTGATTGTCTTCTGTAGGATGACCTTAGATAAGATGCTTCCGTAGATGCAATTACCCAACCCTTGAATTTGTTTAAATTCAAAAGATATTCATCCGGCAAATTTGACCATATGCCAGTACAACCATTTATATTACATAATCTCCTATAAGAGACTACCTTATTATCTTTAATGAAACCGCTATTAATTAGATTCGGAAGTATATTGTATTTTTCATTTTTTGAAAAAGAAAAACCTAATACACTCCCACCGTTAGATGCCGCATAACGTCTTAACCTATAAAAAAGAAATATCCTTTTTATATTTTTAGCATTCTTATTTGTAAAATGTATGTTTACTAACATGTTATGTTGTTAACAGGCCGCAAGTTAAATCAAAAAATAAATATATGCAAATTATTTTAAATAATTTTTTGAAAAATCTTCAACCAAAAGATTTATTTCCGGCTTTTTATACTTTATAGGATAAGGAAGTTCTATAAATTCTTTATTATAAAGTTCAACCATTTGTCTTAATCCTAAATTTCTTACAGTAAAACCGGCCTGTTCTAACATCCAGGCGTACATAGATATTTTTAATGCATAGGAATAATAATTTGTTTGATAAACATGTGATATAGGTTCCTTCATTGTAGGAAATTTCTTTTTATGGTAGTCAAAAAAAGCTGGAACCATTTGAATTTCATTAACAAACTTATAATCATCAATATCAACAAACCTCTTAGATCCTACCGTCTCTACATAAACTTTATCTGACATTCCGCACAACTTTAAATTTTCATTAAATATTAAAAGTTCCGGATAATAACCGTCTTCTAAATCAAATAGGTTATCATGTATAGAACAATTATCATAACCATTTTCCTCAGCTATCGTGTTTTTAATAGTAACATACTTTCTTTTATTATAAGGATTTATACTAAAACCTGTTTCATAGTCTTTGTTTTCAAATATTTTGTGATACATAGTCCCTCTTTCCGCACTGGTTATTCTATTTTCAGCCCAAGCAGCTTTATAAGAGTCTACCATTGGTTTATAAATAGACTCATCCATTGATTTTCGCATGTCTTCAATAGAAGCGTAAGGATCTTTACCATTCTTTTGATATACTGTATTCCATAGTGCCCGATTAAGTTCTTTGAATACTTTTCTAGTTGCAATCATATCAGCATCAAATTCTTCCTCGTATTTTTTTACGAAACCTGAAACAGATAAAAACTTGCCCATATCCCTATGATTATAGCTATGTTCGAGTTCTGTAAATACTATTAGTGGTTTTTTACTTAATTTTGTGTCGCTCATATACAAAAAAATATATTTATCTCAAAAAATTTGGAATATATGCAAATATAGTATATTTTTGTGAAAAATCAAAATTTTATAACATATTTTTTTTGTTAAATGTCAAAAAAAGAACCAAAAAAATTAAAGCCATATGTATTTGATGATTTGAAAGAATACTTCAGTGTATACATTCAAGTATTAAACGCATTTGTGGCGGAGGAATATAAACTTACCTTTAAAGAAAGGGAGTTTTTGGTTTACTGTATGCTTTACCAGTATAATGGAGGTGTGCTATCGGATTTTTCTGCTATGCATGATTACTTTGTAAATTTAAAATTTTGTTCTATCAGACAACACGTATCAACCTATAAACAAAAATTGAGTATAAAGAAATGGGTTAAAACCGGAAAGTATAATTTCACATTAGCACCTCCTTTAAACATAAAGAAGGATTCTGATATAAGTCATATTTTCTGTATGAAATTTGAAGGACAAAAATAACATTATGAATGCTTGGAATGGATGGATAGATAAGACTATGCGAAAAATCATAAACAGTGCGGTAGATCATTTTTCTGACCACAATATAGATTTTGACCAGGTTGTAGAAATATTGAATTGTACTTTTGGCGTTATGTTTTTAATTATAAGAGACAAAAGAATGCCATCAATAAGATTTACAAGTGGATTAGCTACATTTTCTCCGTCACCTGCGAAGATTCTAAAAAAATTAAAAAAAATAATTGCAAGAAGACCGGAGGCTGAAGAAGAAATAACAGATTTACAAAAAGTTTATTATAGAATAAAAAACGAAGAAGACCGAAGAATGTTTGGTAAAAAATTAAATTAAATAACACAAAATTAAAAATTATGGACGACAGAGAACTCACAAATAGTCTATTACGATGGTTAGAAATTTTAAATAAAGGTTATGTTAAACCTGACGTAAATGCTTCTAAATCAAATGTTACTGGTAACACTACAGGTATAGTGTCAGACACAAAAGATTTTATGCCTTATATAGACAAAATAAATGAAAAGTTGGCATATGTACTCTCAGTAGATAATGTTGATCTTTCATCAGTAGTCGCTCGCCGGAATAAAAATTATTAATAATATAAAAAACATTTAAATGCTTAAAGTAGAAAAAAACCCTAAATTAATTGGAAAAGACGGAGCTGACTTAGTAGTAAGTAAAGATACATTGGTAGCTATGATGTCTAAACAGGAAAATGAATTAAACGAAAAGATAAAAAATGCCTATAAGGAATTTATATCTAAACCTATCCCTGATTTATCAAACTACAGTTTTTTTGATACCCATGTTGTAGTGGATGTATTTATGTTTGAGGAAGAAAAAGGGATCATGGGTATGAATGGTAAGCCACTTATGGATAGGATGGTTTTCCCTGTTGCAAGAGTTGTAGCAAAAGGTCCAAATTCATTTTTTAAAATTGGAGATTTTGTTAAACTAAAAGATTATGAGGCTAGTGAAATCCCTAATCCGGCTTATGAACTTTGGACAAAAAATAATATGGAGAATGGTTCTTTAAAAAAGATTGGTGAGGCACCGCCGCCTGTTGTTTCGAATTTTCATGTAATACATGGTAAAAAATGCTTTAACATAAACCCAATTAGGACAAACATAGATTTTGCTGATATAAAGCTTTTTGTTCTATACGAACCTAATATTGAATGTATTATTAATAATCCTGAAAACCTTATTTAATGGATTTAAGTAAAATAAAACTAATTGAGTTTTTTAAGCCTAAAAACTGGATGTCTGTAATAAGAGCTTTCATAAACTCTGATGTTTATCAAGCTCATATTATTGAACAAATAATGTTTAGGCGTATAGAATGTAAGCCATGTGTAGATGCAGGATCTTGTTTACATTGCGGATGTTCTATGTCCGGTAAAGTGCCTAAATGGGCAGATTTACAAGCGGAATGTTCTGATGGTAAATGGGGAAAGGTTATGAGTAAAGAAGCGTGGGAAAAATATAAAAAAGAATATAATATAAATTTTTCTGTAACTTATAAATTTTAAAAACAATGAATATAATTAAAAACACTCACATTAATGCAGGAATTATAAAACCAGGTACTAAAAATAAAGAAATACGCTGGGAATTATTTCCAGGGGCATCTGACCAAATAGAGTACGTAAAAGCTACCTGTGGTTGTACAACACCGTCTTGGGATACAAATAATATAGTTGCTAAGTACAACGACAGTTCTGATGCTAATGTAATAAAAACAAACGACAGTAAGGCAATATTAGTAACAAAGAAACTTAAAGTTTATTTAAAAGATGGTAAATTATTGAAAGTTTTTAATACGAGAGGAGTTGAAGAATTCAATCCGGATAAGGCACATGTGGATATTTCATTTACGGTAACTGTTAGTGTTGAATAAAATACCCACCTTTACCACTTCGGGTCCTGTCGGCAGTTTGGGCACAGAAATTCTACTGTGCCCTCCTTTTAAATTATTAAATTATTAAATTTAAAATATGGCTTTAACCGCAAATCAAGCTAGATCTTTGGCTACTGCTGCAAGAACAGCTAATATAGAAGAGGTATATACTGAGATTGAAGCACAGGCGAAACTTGGCAATAGTATGGTTCTTTTAGGAGAAAAACTTAATTACGACATAGTAGCAGAACTTGCTACTCAAGGTTTTACTGTAACAAATCCAACACCTTCATCTACACAAATTTCATGGGCATCTGTGACTGCTTAAAATGGCATTAATAAAAGACAAGGCTGTTAACATAATGCCATTTTGGCTTTATGATATATCTCCGTTTATAGACAGAGAGTATCCAGTATATATACCAGGTACTCCTGAATATGATGAATATTGGACGGAAAGATTAAGGCGTTGTATTTCTGGTCATTGGGGTTTAGATAATGATGAAAGAAATTTAGGTGGTTATAGATGGATGCCCGGTAACTTATATTTTTATACCAACTACACACAGATATTGTTGGAAAAGATAGGAGAGCCTGAAGTAGAAGATTTTCCTATTTTACGAGATATTGACTGGCTGGTTATGTACGGTCTCACTGTTTGTGACGGTTTTTCTGGATTTTCAGACGATGACGAATATTCTTCCTTTAATGTTCTATACAAAGTAGAAAATTCATTACGTTTAAGTAACATAGAAAAAAAGCAATTAGAACAATACGAAAAATTTATAAAAAACAAAAAAGGTGAATATAAAAAATATGTGGATCCAAGAGAGTATTTGTATAAAACACACAAAAAACCTTTAGGAGAGCCTCTATATCATAATCCATGTATCAACTTTATGTTGCTTTCATCGAGAGCAATTGGTAAATCGTATTTAATTGGTGGTGATATTTCCCACTGTTTGATGTTTAATGGTTCTCGTACTATTTATGATTATTTTGAAAATAAACAATCTACTACTGTAGTAGTCGGTGCTGCGGTTTCTGATAAATCAAAAGAATTACTATCTAAGGTTATAACTGCATACGAATACAACAGAAGTAGTGTAGGTAATTATAAAAGCGATGGTGGAAATGTAAATGGTGCTTTTTGGGCACCAACTGCTGGTTCTCTTGAATTGGGTGGAACTTTAACAAAAAGGGTAAAACTCGAAGGAGGTAGAGGATACACAGGAAATCAAACTAAAATAGTTCATGTATCTTTTAAAGCCAACAAATCTGCCGGTGTAGGATATAGAGCAAGGAGGATAGTTGTAGAAGAGGTAGGTATATTAGATTCTTTTCATGCGGTACAAGCTGAAAATAATGGATCCCAAACAAGGGAAACTAAGGTAGGTTTTTCTATATTTATAGGTACAGGAGGTGATATCGAAAAAATACGGGAGGTAAGAGAAACATTTAATTCCCCTGAAGCATTTACAATACTACCTTATAAAGATATTTATAACAATAATGGTAAAAACATAGGATTATTTATACCTTGTTATTATAGAAAAACAGTTTATAAAGATAAAAACGGCAATACCGATTTTGAGGCTGCTTTCCAAGATGAATTAGAGGAAAGAGAAAGAATAAAACAATTAAACCCAAAAGCATACCAAGGTCATATAATTTCCTTTCCTTTTTGGCCACAGGAAATGTTTATGCAAGATTCAGGAGGCACTTTCCCAACACAATATTTAGAGGAAAGGCTTTCGCAATTAGAAAATTCTGATTTAATAAAAAAATTTAGTGTAGGTAAATTAACTTACGTAGATAATTATCAAAGTGATTGTACATGGGAGGAGGATTTATCTGGGAAGCTGAAACCATATTTAAGATTTTCGGATTTAGTAGATAAAAACAGACCGGATAAAAAGGGGGCTATTGTCATATTTGAACATCCTTCTGAACATAAGCCAACGAGGTTTTCTCCTACTCCTTTGTATTTAACAATATATGACCCTGTAGAAGCTGAAGACGATAACGGTACTTCATTATGTGCTGTTGTTGTTTTTAAATTTTGGGATATAGATAGACCTGATAAAATACAATTTAATATAGTAGCAGAGTGGATTGGTAGATATGATAGGTTAGAGGCGAATCATGAGGTTGCTTTTAAGTTGGCTTCTTATTATGGATGTAAAATTTTTCCGGAGGTAAATAAGGCTGATATTATAAGGTACGCTAGAATGACAAACAGGTATCATTGGTTGGAAGAAAAACCCACATTAGCTTTAGATGGTTCCGTAAAATCTAGGTCTAATTATGAAGTAGGTTACAAGGTAGTTCCCGGAGTAAAGCCTGACTGGGAAGTATATACAAATGAGTTGTTGATGACGGAGATAGACCGTAACGAAAAAATAGTAGAGGATAGTTTAATAGTCAATAGAAAATACATGGTAAATGAAATACCTTCTATAATGGCTACCGAACAATTATTAAACTATAACAGGGACGAAAACTTTGATTATGTTTCTGTTTTGTTTGGAGTAGCTTTGTGGGTAAGACAAAGGGCTTTAAAACCCATAAAATATGAAGCAATTGCTTCTTCTATTGAAGAAACAAATAGTATGAAAGAGTTTTTGCTAAAGAAAAAAAGTAATCAAAATGAAGTAATTTATAATCCAGCTTTTAATTATTAATGAATGGGGATTTTTAGTTCAAGTAGTAATCCTAAGAAGATTAGCGGTAGGCAGTTAAGTACTACTTTTAAGCAAAAAGCTAAATCCGAGTTTAAACTTGCGAAAGAGATGATGGATTTCTATGACATGTATTATGGCATAGACGATGAGAGAATTGCTAAGTTTACGGAAAACTTTAACTTACATTCAGGCAGGTGGCCGGAATTGGAAAAAATGACAACAGGAAGTACTTTTTCTGTAGGAAATGAAAATTTTTATTTAGATTCGGGTAAATTAGTACATCTTCCGGTAATTGATACTGTTACTAAAAATATAGTTGCTGACATAATTGGTACTCCTTTAACACCCACTGTTAAAGATAAATCAGCTAAAGGAAGGACTTATAGAGATAGGGTAACTATCGAAAAATTACAAAATTACTTTAGTGAAAAATACATACAGCCAAAAATAGCAGAACTACAAGCCAAATATTTAGCTCAATTAGGTATTTCAGATCAAGGAATGTTACCTCCGGAGGAAATACAAAAAATGCAACAAACGGTTGATTCGCAATTACAAAAAGAAACTCCTGAGGAAATAATGGAGATTTTTGATAAAACAAGAACTCCTGAGGAAATAATAGCGCAAATAGTATTAGATGATGCTATGGAAAGTCAGGATATTAAAAACAAAACAGATATAGGAGGAGAGTACGCAGTAGTAGTTGGAGAAGAATATTATAAATTAGGTATTAGAAGGGGAGAACCTTTCATGGAGCCTCTTAATCCTAAATATGTTACGTGGGTAGGATCTGAACACGTAGAGAACTCAGAGGATGGAATAATGGCTAAGTTTGAAGACTATATAACGCCTGAAGATGTTATTCAAAAATATGGAGATAAATTAGTAAAAGCCAATATAAAAACACTTGAAAAGTATTTCACAACTATACCAGGATATTCTGGAAAAAATGTTACAGAAGATAAAAGCGGAAGGCAATATCTAGATACTTTTAGTGCGGATATGGCAGTAAGGGTAGGTAAAGACCCTTATTTGTCAACTTTGAATTTTGATACTTCCGAAGGTCAGGAAGCGTTGAAGAACCTATATAAGTCTGTGTCGCATGTTTCAAGAGAAGGTTATGGTATAAGAGAATGTTATATAACATGGAAATGGCAACGTCCTATGAAAGAAATAAAGAGGGTAGTTGACGGTGTTAAGAAAACAATAATAAGAGACAGTCATTATGAATTTAACCCATTAGTAGGTGACGTAGAAGAAAGAGAAATTATCGTTCCTCAAGTGTGGCATGGTACCATATTAGGAAATCCTGGAGATGCTTTTTATGTAGGTGTTGAACCGGTTCCTTATCAGTATAATAACCCAGATAATCCTTTTGATGTAAAGCTTACTATTTATGGAGGCAAATACAATACATTCCAAAATAATGCCAAAAATGTAAGTTTCGTTGATTTAGGAAAGCCATGGAATTTTAAGCTAAATCTGAAGGCCAAAAAAATGGAAGAAGAGGAAGCTAATAATTTAGGAACTTTATTACATACTACAGCGGCATCCAAACCTGTAGGATGGTCTTGGACAGAATGGTATACGTCAATACGAAAAAGTAAAGTTATTGTATCTAGTTCACATTTTGAAGGAGCCAACCAAAACGATTTAAATGCCATTAGGGCTATTTCACTTTCCAATATACAAGATCAGGTTAATGATATTAAAATGATGGAATTTTGGGAAGATAGGGTATTTTCTGCAATGTATTATAATAAGGCTAAGTTAGGACAATTAGGTCAATACACTACAAATGTCAATGCACAGATAGCCAGTACCGGGGCTGAAAAACAGATGGCACGGTTTCACAACAGACATAGAATAATAGTATTAAGAGCATTAACCAGATTTTTAAATAATGCCATTATTGCATATAGGGAGAATGATTTGAAAAAATCCATTCTATTTGATGATTTTTCAAAAGCATATATAGAGAATATTTTAGATCCATTTCCTATTGGACAGATGAGTTTATATTTAACTAATGATTTTGAAGAGAAAAGTAAAGTAGAACAATTGAGGAATTTAGCTTTATCTATGCTACAAAATGGAGGTTCTATAGTAGATATAGCTCAGATATATTCTGTAAATTCAATTTCAGGTATTCAAGATATATTAGAAAGGTCAGAAAGAAAACGTCAGAAAGAAGCAGAATTAAATCATCAGAGAGAAATACAGAAGATACAAGAACAACAGAAAGCGAATGAAGCTTTGGCCAATCAGAAGTATCAAATGGAAGCTACGGAAAAAGAAAAAGATAGACTTAATAAAGTTGATTTGGCTACTATAGGAGCACAACAGATGGCAAATGCTAATGACATTAATAAGGATGGAATAAATGATGCATTAGATCGTGATATTATAAATAAAGAAATAAAGAGACAACAGATTGAAACGGATAAAGAACTTGCCAAAGAAAAACTAAAATTAGAAAAAGAAAGGATAAAACAAGAACAATTAAAAGCACAAAGAGACTATGAAATAGCTATGGAGGATCTTAGAATAAAAGAAATTGCGGCTAAAAAGCCTACGGGCAAATAACAACGTATACTATACGCTATATGGCGGAAAATCTTGTATGTAAAAATTTTGTTTTTTAACTTATTATTAACTTATATTTGTAAAATAAACTAAAATGAAGAACACAAATCTATCACCTTTTGATATGGAATCTGATTCTTTAATCAATTTTGTAGGGGATTCTGACTATAATCAAGAGGAAGAAATTGAAGAAGATGAAGTAATTTTGGATGAGGAAGAAAATCCTGACGACCAAGATGAAGGAGATGATAATAACCAAAACGTTGCATCTGAAGATGAAGATATTTCGGATGACGATGACGAAGTAAATACTAGCGAAACAAACCCTATTGCTATTTTAGCAAAATCTTTCAAAGAAGATGGTATACTGCCTGATGATTTGGAAATACCGGATGATATTACGGATGTACAGTTTGCTGAGTTATATAGAAAGGCTAAAGAAGAGTTAATACGAAATGATATTCGTGCTGAAATAATGGAGAAGGAGGGTTTAAATCCTGAAACATTAGAAACTGCAAAACAGATACATTTTGGGGTTTCTCCTAAAGAGATAGAAACTTTAAAACTTTATAAAGGGCTTTCTTCTATCAATTTCGATGAAGATGCAGATAATTATGAGGAAGTCGTAGGTCAATATTTATCTCTTTACTATAAGGATATAAATTTCGAGGAAGCTCTTATTAGTAGGCAAGTTGATAGAGATTTAGCTTCTGACGCAGATGAATTAAACGAGGTCATTGTAGTTGCTAAAAAGCACTTTCAAAACAGGGCTAAAGAGGTAGAGCAATCTAATAAAGATAAGGCTGCTGCGGAAGAAAAAAATCGACAAGACAAAGAAAAAGAGCAGATAACCAAAATGGAAGGATTTATAAATTCCGGGGTTATAAAAGGGGTTAAGTACTCAAAGTCTGATATGGAAAAAGTAAGGAAAGCCTTATTTGACAAATCAGAAATTCATGTTGATAAATACGGTAATAAAAGAATGGTTTCTTTGTATCAGAAGCGTAGAATGGAAATAGCATCTGATTTTGAATATTCTTTTAAACAAATTGTTGATTTAGTATTAGGTCCGAAGGAATCTAAAAAAGAGATAGAAATAGAGGAGAAAGCAAAAAAATCAATATTATCAGAATTAAACAAGGCATCTTCCAAACCTTCTATGTCTGGTAAATCTACAGGAGGTAATATCACCAAGTACGGTGAAAAACTGATGAGTTTGTAAGTGGTAATATTTTTTTAAAAATAAAAAATTTAATTTTAAAGCGATGGGTTTAAGAAGCAGACATACAAAATTTGATATATTCACCCAAACGGTTCGTGATGTGGCTTTTAATAAAGAAGTTGACGAAAGAGCGTGGTTTGAGGTTTATCCTAATACAAAGGATTATTCTGTTCTTGACGATGTTAGAAAACAGATTGCGGCTTACGCAAAAGGTAATCTTATCGGAAAGGATGGTACCATAATGGATGTATTTAAGGATAAAGCAAGAATTGTTGAAGAAAGGAATCCTTATCTAAGATATAGACTTTATACCCAAGAAGGTGATATGAGATCTTCTATAATTAAAAATTATGAGGTCAATAATCCTACGCCGGGTCTTGGTGAATCTGTATTTTATATGGGTTTATCCTCTGATTTGTATGGTCCTAATGATATTATTATCTTAGAAAACTTAAGAGAACTTCCACTATTGGTAAGATCTTATGCTTTCCCTGACGGTATGGCTTTCAAGTATGAATTATCTATCATGGGTGAAGAAGACTTTGGAGCTTTCTTTCCTCCTGAATATATTACTTTAGGAACAAGGGTAATGCAAATAGGTTCCTTGATTGGAGAAAGAACGTCTAATCGTGGTAATGTTTCATTTAAGGATGGAGAGTCTTATATTGAATTTGAAGTTCCTCAAACCAGAATGGGTTGGGAAATGAAAGTTACTGATAAGGCACACTTGGCATCTAAAAACTATATGATACAGCCGGTAGACAAAGAAATGAGAAAATCTTTGGGTACTAGTCCAATTGCTTATAATGAGTTTGATGCTAAATTCCTCAGAGAGACCAATTTCCAAAAAGATATGTGGTTGACTTATGGAAGAGGGGCTGGAAGATTTGCAAGTAAATTCCTTGACGGTCTTACTCAAAAAACACTTCAAGCGGGTCCTGGTATCTTTGAATTTATGGAGTCGGCTATTGTACACGACTACAATCCTCGTACAGATAATTTGGATATTTTCCGAAACCTACTTCCTACCTTATGGAATGACAAGGTAAACCCTAACGAACAAGAAGTAGATATTTATACCGGTAAAGGAGGTTTGATTTTATGGCAGAAATGGTGTGAAGAGGCTGATGTTTATGGAACTATGCAAACAGCCGATATCAATTACTCCGAAGAGAAAGCATTGTTCAAAGGTAGAAAAGGAGTAGGATTGGGAGCTAAACAATATCGTTCTGTATATCTTGAACCTTTTGGAAAAATTAATGTACATTATCTGGCATTCCTTGATTCTGAACTAGTAGATAGCCGAAAATATATGGGACTTCCATTGCCTTCTTATGAATTTATAGTTTTCAACTATGGATACGGAGATGGTAGAGATGCGAATGTATATATTACAACAAACCCTGATGTTGAGCAGTATGGTTATTCAATTGGTACTTGGTCTCCATTGGGTCCAGTACTTGGTAACCCTGCTATCCATAATAGATTCCAAAATGGACTAGGTACAGAAAATGCCTATAAGTTTATACATGAATGTATGTTTGGATTGGTTGTGAAAGACCCTTCAAGTATGATTTGGTTTAGACCTGCGGTAAAACTTTAATTTTAAAACCCTACACTTAAAACATTAATTAAATATGATTTACACAGTAACAAATACAAAAAAGAACTCATTTATGAAAATGAATGGGGATCCGACCATCTATAAAGAAGATGCGGAAGGTATTCCAGTTCCTACCGGAACTTATCGTAGTAACACAATTCCGGGTACATTTACTGTAAAGAAAATAAAATGGAATGCTACTAAAAGAAGGTATGATTTGGATATTGACCCAAAAGTTTTGAATGATTTAGTTTCTGAAATAGGTTTTTTTGATAAGAACGGAAATCAGATAGTTAAGGCTAATATTAATAATGAGATGGATCCATTCTTTTCTCATCCAGAATTATCCTTTAAAATATCTAATGGTTCAGAGTCTATTGATGATACAAATCCTTTACAAAGGTTGCAGTTGATATGGATGAAACAACAACCTGAATATCAGATGAAAGGCGATGCAGTAAATCCAGCTTTAAATGCCTTAAAAATGTATACTATTACTACTGCTGCTATTGATAATGATATTCAAGAAAAAATTGTAGATCAAGTTTTAGAAGCGAATGCATTGCTTTCTGCTATGACGTATGACCTTCAATGCAGTATACTAAAAGCCATGGGAATTGCGGTAAAAGATGCAGAACCTGGTATAGTGAAAGCAACCCTATTTAGGAAGGTAACTGATGATAAGAACCTTTTAGTGCCGGGGACAAGTAAAAAGAACATTGATATGTTTTTAGAACTGGCTAAAGCAGATACAGCTACTATAAACTTGAGAGGTATTGTTACTATGGCTAGAGAGTACGGTATTATATCTAAGAATAAAAACGGTATTTATCGTTACGGCGAGATAGAATTAGGTAGAACAATAGCTGAAGTAAATAAATTTTTAGGAGAAAAAGATAACTACGATGTTCTTAACAGAGTCACTGACGAACTTAGAACGAAGGGAGTATCTGTTTAATACTAAATAATGATTTCCGCAAAAAGACTTGTAAATGAATTTGATAGGAAGTTTGATAGATTTGATGGGCAATATAAAAAAACGCTTAGATTAGAACACAAACTCGCCATATTAAACGAAGCTTTAATGACTTATTTTAATAATAGAGTCAGGATAGCAGAAACAAATGCACAGGTCAGGGAAGATTTACGACCTTTAGAAGTAAAGGAAAAAGAATTAAAAATACGCATTCGTAAAGACGAATATGATATAGCTGAAAATCCAAAAGATTCTTATATGATTCTCAGGAGGAAGGTTGTAGCAAAGCGTGAAGGATGTAAACCAAAAGAATTGCCTGTTTATTTATTTCAAACAAATGATTTAAACAATGCTTTAAAAAATCCTTTTTGGAGGAGTTCATTTGAATGGGAACAAATAATAGGCGATGAAGGTTCCGGAGGTTTATATTTGTGGCATAATAAAGAGTTTGATATCGACAGGGTTTTTGTGGATTACTATAAGACTCCAGCTGTTATAAAATGTGCGTCATGTACAGTTAATGGTCAGTATGAGGATCTTGACGGTAATATTGTAAAAACAGATGTTGGTATAATATTCGATTCTACTGTAGTCATGAACGATATAATTGATATAGCTGTTCTTATAGCTAGAAGAGATTTAGGAGATTCTACGGATTATGCTACAGCTTTAAAAGCTAAATTAGAACTAAAAGAGTTAGATACTAAATACTAGTGGTTAATAAATTTTTTAATAATTATAAAATAAAGAAACGTGGGTAATTCATTCGCAAAGCAAACCTATATTGCAACTAAAGGAAATTTAGCCGTAAAATCTGCTGGACTTCCAGTGTTTACCGCAGGAAGCAAAAAACCTAACGTAATGTCAGGTGAGCTTGTGGTATTTAATCCGGATACGAATCTTACTGTATCTGCTGCTTCTATTCCTACTCAAAGTAAGGTTGTAGTGGCTGTAGGTGTAGGGCCAGATAATCAAATAGCCGATACTCTTCGATACATTGGAGATGGAATTAATCTATGTGAAGACAAAGTAGAAGCTTTGGTAACATCTCCTGTCTGTGGTACACCTCAAGTTGTGGATGTATTCTTTGATGGTACAAAGTGTAGAAAAGGTTACGGTATTAATGTTCTATTGGACGATTATATTGTAAGAAGTAATAATCCTCAGAATGATTATGCCATTTATCCGTACAGTGTTGTTAACCCTTGTGGTACTAACTGTGATTGTAATGATACGGAGTCTTGCGAAAAATTAGTTTGTGCTTTTGTAGACCAAATAAATGGTAAAACAGATACTGATGCTCGTAACATAGCTATTTTCCAAAATAGAAAAGATGATTATCAATATCAACCTTTCCGTGCTGCAAGACTTTGGAACAGTTCTGGTTCCGTTAAAAAGTTTGTTCTTACTCCTGACAATAGTGATTGTGCTGGATGTAATAGCATCCCTGCTATTACAGGTATTTCTATTGACGGGAACGAAACTGAATTTACTGCCACAACAGCGGTAGTTGACGGAGATACTGTTACCTTGGTAGGACAAATTGAGAGAGTTATACAACTTATAAATGAGGCTTTGAAGCCTTCTGGAGGTTATGCTCACCTATCTAGGAGTATTAACGGATGTTGTGGTTATACAATTGAGATGACTACATGTGCAGAAGTGGTTAAATTACTTTCTGGAGAAAATGCGGATATTGAACCTACTTCTTCTGTCAATCCTTTCACAACATTTACTACTGCTGATGTTTGTGCAGGTTGTGATTCTGAAGACAATGTTTCTTCGCCTACTTGCGGTTTCAGGCTTTATATTGACCCTCTAACTGTAGATTGTCTATGTGATTTCCCTCCTAATATTACTCCTCCAATGAATTACTTTAGAACTATCAAAGTAACTCCGGCAGGTGATTGGGGATGTGGGGAGTTCTTTACAAGGGAAGCTAGTGCTCAAGTTTTAGATGAAGGGTTCGGTTATTTCTATAAGGACAGAGAGCATTTCCAGGATAATGGAGGTATTGGAAGAAACTACAGAATGACTAATACTCATAGAGGAGAAATTGGTCTTCCTGATCAGTATTCTAGATCTACAAATGCTACCACTATTAAATGTAAGGATGCATATTGTGTTTATAACATGTTATGGACTAGAAGGCACGATGATCGTTTTGCAAATGCTATGAGACGTACTACTACAGAGGCTGCTTTTGTACTTATCCCTTCTGCGGATAGTACTACAAAGACAAGTTGGGAAACATTTTTGGCCCAATTACACACTGTAGGAACTTGCGTTACTCAGGATATTACCTGCTAATAAAAAATAAATTTTTACAATACTAATTGAACCCGGTGAGTTATAATTGTGCATGCATTAAAAAACATTTTGATTTATATGTTGGCAGTACAGACTGTAAGCATATGGTTATAGATGACCAAAGTGTATGGATGAGTTCCACCGGGTTTAATATTCCTGAACCTTTTGAAGTATCTGTTACATCTCCTTCTTTTAGGATTACAAAAAATATAACGGTAAATCCGGATAAAAGAAATATATTCTCATCCATAGAATTGCTCGGTACGATTGAAGAAGAGTGTCTTATGGATGGGATATATTGTTTTAAGACAAATAGTTGTGGAGTTTCATATACTATTAACAGAGCCTACCTTTGTAACTCAAGGTGCCAAATAGATACTATAATTTCCTCATCAAAAGGTGAATTAATTTCTGAATTAGAAGAGTTAGAGTTTTTTTATAAATCTGTTGAAATAAACACCAAACTAGGAAAACTAAATGTAGCTACCGAAATGTTTGAGGTTTTACAAAGTAAATTAGAAAAATTAGGTTGTGATAGCAAGAAATGTTGTAACTAA